GATTACTCCAGGGCAAATGGGGGAATGTCAGTTACTCTATCGGATGTTCTAGCTTCATATGAAATCTTCAGAAATCCAGCAGAATATGATGTAAACTTCTTGATCGCTGGTCCAGATGGCGGAAGTAGTATTTTCGAAGCACAAGCAAAGGCTAACAGATTGATTGATATCGCTGAAGCAAGAAAAGATTGTGTTGCTACGATTTCACCAACAAGAAGTTCTGTTGTCAACGTTTCTAACACTGATACTCAAACATCAAATGTTGTAACTTTCTTCGATCCTATCGTTTCATCTTCCTATGGAGTATTTGATACTGGTTACAAGTACATGTTTGATAGATTTAACAATGAGTTTAGATATATTCCACTAAATGGAGATATTGCTGGATTGATGGCAAGAACATCAATTAATAACTATCCTTGGTTCTCTCCTGCTGGTGCTTCAAGAGGTACAATCAATAATGCAATCAAACTTGCATTTAATCCTTCCCAAGCTCAAAGAGACATTCTTTATCCTAAGAGAATTAACCCTGTTGTATTCTCGCCTGGTGCTGGAATTATTCTCTTCGGTGACAAAACAGCTTTATCAACTGCTTCTGCATTCGATAGAATCAACGTTCGTCGTCTATTCTTAACTGTAGAAGACACTGTATCCAGAGCTGCAAAATCACAACTCTTCGAGTTCAATGATGTTATAACAAGAACCAATTTTGTAAACATTATTGAACCATATCTCCGTGATGTAAAGGCAAAGAGAGGAATCACCGATTTCTTAGTAGTTTGCGATGAATCAAATAATACTCCAGATGTGATTGACTCAAATCAATTTAGGGCTGATATTTTCATCAAACCAAACAGATCAATTAACTTCATTGGTCTAACCTTTGTTGCTAATAGAACTGGTATTAGCTTTGAAGAGGTTGTTGGAACCGTTTAATTTTATAAAAAAACATCAATCCCTATCGAGGTAACTACAAATGGCATTTAGAAACACACCAAGCTTCAGTTCTAGAACTTTAGAAGATTTTAAATCAAGACTAATTGGTGGGGCCGCAAGGCCTAACCTGTTTGAGGTTGAATTAGCGTTTCCATCATTCTCAACCGATGAGACCACAAACGCTGGAAATGATCAGTCAAGAACTGTCAGTGAACTATCAAGATTTATGATTAAGACTGCAAATCTACCAGCATCTACTGTTGGTGTTATTGAAGTTCCTTTCAGAGGAAGAACTCTAAAGATTGCAGGTGATAGAACTTTCGATGTCTGGACAATCACCGTCATTAACGATGTTGATTTCTCAATCAGAACTGCTTTTGAAAAATGGATGAATGCGATCAATAAGCATGATGATAACTCGGGACTAATTAATCCTGCTCAGTATCAGACTGATGCTATTGTAAAACAATATGGAAGATCTTCATTAGCATCAGCTGCATCTGGTCCAGCAAATCCAGTTCTAACAGGCCCTGGTGACCAAATCCCAGTTCTTAAGGCATACAGATTCTACGGAGTATTCCCAACTTCCGTAAGTGCTATTGATCTATCATACGATTCTACAGATACTATCGAAGAATTTACAGTAGATCTTCAGGTACAATGGTGGGATGCTCTTGATGCAAATGGCGCAACTCAGTTAAATACTGATGCTGAAGTTTTAAACCCTAACTAAATAATAGAGATAGAGTTTAAAATTTGAAGAATGCCTAAATTATTTGGGTTTAAAATCCAAGATTCGGAGGACGATAGATCAAAAAAATCTATCGTCTCTCCTGTTCCGGAGAATCAAGAAGATTCTTCGGACTTCTTTGTGTCTAGTGGATTTTACGGACAATATGTTGACATAGAAGGTGTATACAAATCAGAATATTCTTTAATAAAAAGATATCGTGAAATGGCTATCCATCCGGAAGTTGATGGAGCAATAGAAGATATTATTAATGAAGCAATTGTTTCTGATCAAAACGATTCTCCTGTACAGATAGACTTGCAGAACGTTCCTGCGTCAGATAAACTTAAAAAAATTATCAGAGATGAATTTAAGTATATTAAGGAAATCTTAGACTTTGATAAAAGATGTCATGAGATTATGAGGAATTGGTATGTAGATGGAAGAGTATTTTACCATAAAGTCATTGACTTAGAGAAACCTCAAGAGGGAATTAAAGAAGTTAGATATATCGATCCAACCAAAATAAAACTTATAAGAAAACTAAAAAAAGATCCTAAACAAGTTTTAAATCCATCTTTCTCTATCAGTGGAGAAGGAAAGGGACTTGCATCACTAACTACTCCAGAAGTAGAAGAGTATTATGAGTATAATCCAAATTCTAAAGGATCTTCCACTAGTACTGTTCCTACATTTAAAACTGGAGTGAGTGGTACTGCAAGAATTGCTAAAGATGCCATTACATATGTTCATTCTGGGTTGGTAGATAGAAATAAACAGGTAGTTCTTTCATATCTACACAAAGCAATTAAAGCACTTAATCAGTTGAGAATGATTGAGGACTCTCTTGTTATCTACAGACTTTCAAGAGCTCCAGAAAGAAGAATTTTCTATATTGATGTTGGTAATCTACCAAAGATCAAAGCGGAACAATATCTCCGTGATGTCATGACTCGTTATCGTAACAAGTTAGTTTACGATGCAAATACTGGTGAGATTCGTGACGATAAAAAAATGATGGCGATGTTGGAAGATTTTTGGCTTCCTCGCCGTGAAGGTGGTAGAGGAACAGAAATCTCAACACTTCCTGGCGGACAAAATCTTGGTGAACTTGCCGATATTGAATACTTCCAAAAGAAACTTTATAGATCACTTGGAGTTCCAGAATCAAGAATTGGTGCTGGTGATGGTTTCAATCTTGGTCGTTCTTCTGAAATTTTACGAGACGAAATTAAATTTACTAAATTTGTAGGAAGAATGAGAAAGAGATTTTCTCATCTCTTCATGGATATGTTGAAGACTCAACTTATTCTAAAGAATGTCGTAACTCCAGAAGATTGGAAAGTTCTTTCAGATCACATTCAGTTCGACTTTGTTTATGATAATCACTTTGCAGAACTTAAAGAAGCAGAACTAATCCAGAATAGACTTGGTGTTCTTGCTGCTGCAGAACCTTATGTTGGAAAATATTATTCAGTTGAGTATATAAGAAGAAACATACTCAAACAAACTGATGCGGATATTATTGAAATTGATGAACAGATTGCAAATGAAATTGAAATGGGTATTATTCCGGATCCTAATGCTCCTGTAGATGAAGAAGGAAATCCCATTCCACCAGAAGGTGAAGAGAATGTTGATACTATGGGAGAAGTTCCAATGGAACCAGAACTTCCAGCTTCTGAAGTAGAACTTCCTCCAACAGAAGAAGCACCAAAACTCAAGATGCCAAAGGGTGGCAGAATATAATAAATAACTTTTAAGTAAACCCCTGAATTTTAAAAACAATGGATGACCTTATTGATATGATGGTTTCTAACGAATCTCCATCAGATATTAGTGACAAAATTAAAGAACTTTTGATGCAAAAGTCTGCTGAAAATATTGAAACTGTTAGACCAGTTGTAGCATCTGCTATGTTTGGTGGAGCTGAATTTAGTGACGGAGAAGAGGAAACTGGAGAGGAAACTGGAGAAGATTCTGAAGAAGATTCTGAAGAAGATGAAGAATAATAAATAACTATTATAGGACTTTATTATAGAAATGCAAAGAACTAGAATTATCGCTACCGAAGAAACGGTAGGAACAACTCCTGGAGCAGCTACTAGTATTAGTACTGCTACTTGTGTGCGACTTGCCAATTCTTCCGGTGGCGATATAGCGGTTGGAATTAATACTGTTGTTGGTGCTGCTACTACCGCATTCTTTACACTTCCCGATGGTACTGTTGAGTTTCTAGAAAAAGAAGCAAACTCTGTTATTTGGGCAAGTGGCGCATTAAAAGCAAACAAAGTAGGATTCACTAACTAAAACCATGAAACTCATCACAGAAGAAATTTCAAACGTACAGATTATCACCGAAGGTAAAGGTACTAATAAGAAGCTATACATTGAAGGTGTATTTCTTCAAGGTGAAATCAAGAACCGTAATGGAAGAATGTATCCTATTGAAACTCTGAGAAGAGAGGTAGAAAGATACAACGAAAATTTCGTTTCTAAGGGTCGTGCTCTTGGGGAACTTGGTCATCCCGATGGTCCTACTGTTAACCTTGATCGTGTTTCTCATAAAATTACAGAACTCGTTCAAGAAGGTAATAATTTCAAAGGAAAGGCACAAATCCTCAATACACCAATGGGTAAGATTGCATCCTCTCTTCTTGATGAAGGTGTGATGCTTGGCGTTTCTTCTCGTGGTGTTGGTTCACTAGTAACTACCAACGAAGGCCATAAAGTTGTCGGTGAAGATTTCATGTTAGCAACTGCTGCTGATATTGTCGCTGACCCCTCTGCGCCAGACGCTTTTGTTTCTGGAATCATGGAAGGAAAAGAGTGGGTTTGGGAAGGAGGAATTCTTCGTGAACAACTTGCTGAAAAAACTTACAAGAAAATTAATACACTTGTAGACCAGAGAAGACTTGATGAACATAAGTTGAATTTATTCAATGAGTTTTTATCAAATCTTTAATTTATAAATAAATACAGATTATAAAAGGTAATCGGAGAGTACAAATGTCCAGTGGTAACAATTTACAAGAGATGGGATCTGTGGCTGCCCCCGGTCAGGGCGGTGGCGCAGGAAGCGGCACTACACAATCC